CTGAACCCCCTACGGAGTTGATTCGGACATTAATCTTAGTGCAACATTCTTGCAAATAAGCCATTTCATAAGCGAAAGAACTGCCTGAGATGCCAAAGATGTAATTTCCTTGTCCGTCCACCGAATCGCCTATCTGGCTATATAAGTGGATAGTGCCTTCTCCGTTGGAAATGTTTTTAATATATTTAAAACTTTTTTCCACAATACAAAAATAATATTGAAAAAGTGTTATATTTGGAGTTGTAACAACTTTATACTTTTGAATACTACAAATATTGATAAACTACTAGTGTTTTTGAACAGTAAAAAAGACAAACACACTATCCGGGTTACGACACAAATAAGAGGTGAGTTAAAGAATAGATTTATTAATGATTGTATAAGTAGGGAAGAAAACGAAACTAAAGTAGCTAACAACGCATTAGGAGTATATTATATTCTTGTTGATAGATTCCCTGAAATGAACCGAATGGATTACGTTGATTTAAAAAAATATATAACCGAAAAGATTAAGTTATGATGATTTATCAACTACTAAGCGAAAAGCAATTAAACAAGTTTCTTAAACCTTATAACACAGATACAGGTAAAGAGAAGTTAGTTGAAATAAAAGAAGGTGAATTGTTTGGGGATTTCATTTGTGTAGGAGGGTATAAATTTAAATTGACGTTCGGAAGGTATCAGTGTTTAGAAACACCAACAGAGAAAGTAACAAAACAAACTATTAACGCTTTTAAAGCGCCTAATGATAGGTATAGGAAATGAAGTACGACCCAATAATATTACAGAAGTGCAAAAATAACAAGCAAAGAAAACTCGCTAACATTCGTACCCGTAACGCTTTGAATAAACTATACCAAGAAATGGTTAATAATGGTGAGCTTGTTTCTTATAAAATAAAAGGAGTCAAAATAGTTAACCGAGTTCAGTCGGCCGGTATTTGCATTGTGCCAAACACTCCCGTTAAAGATATTACAGTTAACATTGGATTTGTAAATGAATCAATAGAATAAATAATTATATTTGAGTATGGAAGCAATGGAACAGTATTTTGAATGGCACTTTAAATTAAAATACCCATATCTACAATCATTTCAATTAAACTAAGCCAAAGGAAAACTAATAAAGCCTGTTACTTCTGTTGCAACTACTGAGGCTGTAATTTCATCATCACCACCCTCACTTCTATACAATACTAATCTTTGCCCTTCTGTTCCATCATCATTTGCATAAACTAATCCCATTGCGTAGTCTGTTGTTCCAGTTGGTGCTTTCCATGCCCATGTACCACGTTGTGAATAAGTTTCTCCACCTGTAGTTGCTTTTGAAATTCCAGTAGGTAAAGGGATTCTTAATTTATCAATAGTAGCTCCTGCACCTGATACGGTAAATGTAATTTTAAAAGATAAATGACAAATGTTATGTAAAATATAATAAGAGTAGGCGTAAACATCTGTAGTATACCCAAAAGTTCCTGATACGTTGTTAGCCGTAATAGTCAAACCGTTGCTTGTTGCTGTTTGAACAACAGGAACAGCTTTAAGATTATCGATTACATCAATAGCATCAACATAAACCCCTGAAATATAACCAAAATCGAAGTCACCAGAACCACTCGCAGCATCACTAAACACAATCTTGCGTATTTCATGTACGTTCTTTAACGTACCGTCAGTCATTGTTACAGGATCACCGCCTTGATAAGTAGTTGTAATTTTAGCAACTAATCTATTTGCACCTGTTACGGTTACGGTTTGAGCGTCTACAGAGTAAACTTCGCCACCAAAGTAAATACCTCCTGCGGTTAATGTATAGGTAGCTCCGCCGGGTGTTGAGTTAGTCAATCCCCAAAGGATAGTAGCTTTTGCAGTATCTTGAATAATTCCTTGTACAATTGAATCATCACCCTCTTTAACAGATTCTACTAAATGGGTTACAGAGCGACCTAAAAACGGCTGTCTCGATGTTGATGTTACGTTTGATGTGTTTATTTTTTTCATTCTAGTATGTTGTTACGTTATAATTTGTACCCGCTAATTTGTATTTGTCTACTACGTTTCTCACTCTATTTTCTCTATTCGCTGCGTTAGTTCCAAGTGTTGCAAATAACAAAACAGGAACATAAACAGTAAACGAGTATTGATTAAGTGTGTAAGACGTTCCTAAAAAATCGTTTTGATTCGAGTTATCACCAAGCTCACCAAGCTCACTAGCCCCATCCACACCAATATAAAATCCATTTGTATCAATGGTATTAGTCGTGATGTAAATAGTTGGTATTGTTGCGTAGGTCGTGTTAAGGTATCTATTAAGTATGTATTGCAATACCATTTTTTGACCGTTATACTTTACCCTTTCAAACGCTCCTACAAAATCCTTCTCTACAAGTAGCCAATCAGTTGTATTAACCTCAGGGTCTAATCCTACGTTAGCCGTTAACGCTTCGTAAATAGATACACCGTACTTAACTCTGTTTCCTATTGCGTAATTAGTAACGCTTGACCAATTAGCTAAACTAAAACCTTGAGTGTAGCTCTGCACTCCAAATATATCGTTATACTTAGATTTTACAGAAGCTAATAAAGTTCTTAACCATGCTAATCGCATAGTAGTTCTTAACTGAGGAGGCAATAACTGCTCAGCAACATAACCTGTATCGTAACTATATATTGACATTATGAATTAACTGTATAAGTAATAGTATCTGCAAATGTATTCCCTACCGTATCCTCTTCTACCATATAACCCGAAACCGTATCCCAAACCCTAGCGTTTGTTGCTGAAGTAATTACATCATAAATAGTAGTAGCCGATGCTAACACTACTGAATCTTGTCTAGCCTTAACTGTTTTGAGTTTAATATCAACAACCCCCGGAACGGATTGAATCGCATCCTCTAAAGATGATATTCTCATTAACCCATCGAAAGGAATAGCAGCTAAATAAGCATTGATAGCAGCCTCTACGTTTGATTGTATTGAACTTGTATATTGACCGTCATAAAACACCTCAGCAGAAACGTAAAGTTTATCAGAGGGGATATTAACTAAGTCAAAATCAATCCCTGCCCCTAACATTTCTTTTAAATAACCTACCAAACTTGAATACTCAGGTAATGAAATAGGCGCAGGAGGGTCGGATGAAGCTACTTTAATCTTAACGATTTTATTTAAATCGGTTTTAACTGAGCATCTTGTAATAGGACAAAGCTCTGAATTAATAATTGGGTAATTCGGAGCGAAGTTAACTAACTGTAATATTTGCGGGTTAGTAGCATCGTATTGAAACTTGAATACCTTATCTTGAATCCAAGCCTCTGAACCTACAGCTCCTGCAGCTAATTGCGCCTCAATATCATCACGAAGTATATCCCATAACGTTTCTTGGTTAGCCATAACATAGGCTATAACGTCTTTTTCAAGTCCAAATATTGCCGTTTGAGACGGATTATTTAATACCGATAACGAAGTTTCAGCAGCTTGCTGAGTGTCCATTAATTGCTTTATACTTTCCTGTTCTCTTGCCATTAGTTTGTTATTTCATCTACAAATGTAGAGGTGATTGTTGGTGTAATAGTGATTGTTCTTTGGAATCTAATATCTGCTGAGTAATCCCGTACTTTAGTTTTATAGTCTGTTTGATGTATTTGTAAAACATCGTGGTCGTTATCAGGACGCTCATCTATTCTTAGTAACTTACTGAAATGAGTCAAATCATCATCTGATTTAATCGGCTCGAATTGACTTAATGCAACATGAATCTTCTCTACCATATCTAACACCTCAATAGCATCAATCTTATAGCTCTCGAATACTGTATGAACCGTAACAACGCAATCGTAATCCTGTACATTAACAGAACCGCCTAAATCTCTGAAGTTGCTAGGGGTAAACTGTAAATAAACAGCCGTATAGTTTGGATGGTCGTGTTTACCGGGTTGAATATATTGAGAATTGTATAGCCCAACATACTTCACACCCTGAACGGCAGAAATAACCCTCTTTAACTCTGTATATAGTTTTGATCTACTCAATTACAATATTTTTAACCATACAATTAACATTTAACTTTCCGTTGTTAGGAACTTGTTTAAAAGCATCTAAAAACGCACAACTAACTTGGTGTTTAATATTACGGACTTGCTCATCTGATAATTTACCATTAGTCTTAATGTCCATTTTGCCAACTATGTTTTTAATATTTACTTCCATACGTTTAAAATTTTACGGTCAATACGTTTATATAATTTTTCTACTAGCTTACTGCTATTACCTACAAATTGACGCTTAGGCATCTTAAAACCACTACGCCCCGCTTTTAATCCTTCATTGTGAACAATCGCATAAGGTAATTGTGATTTAATAGTCACTTGAGATACGCCCGATCTGTATTTAAACAAGCTTCTACGTAACGCTCCTGACTTAACTAATATCGCCCTACTACCTGCATCACGCTTACGAACCCTCGCTATACCTCCGCTTATTTCACCTTTACGAGGCTGCCAACGCTCAATATTCACATCCTCAAACCCTTGATTCCTGAATGATTTAGTAAAGTGATTCAATGCCTCGACTCCCATAATCTCAACCGATTGTGCAATAGCAATCTTAACCTCTTTTGTAGCTTGTAATATCTTTAAATGTTCCCTTGCTAAACTCATGGTAATGGTAATCCCCAATTATTATTTGCATTCTGTTTATCCTTTGGCGCAATCTTAAAATAAGTATGCTTATCGCTAAAAACCAATCTATCTTTTCCGGCATTAAACTGAAACAATGGATTTACATGGTCGTTTACCTTATAATCCTTCATATCTGTATTCTCTACGCTATCCGATTGTATAACCGTACATCTACAGTTCCAATCGTTAGGAGGGAAGTTTTTGTTCCAAAATGGATCATTAACAGGCTTCATTACACCATCTAATATAGCGTGACTGTATCTAACCCTTGAATCCCCTACTGTATGATATTCTAAAGTAGGATATGCTTTAGTGTTTTTCTCAAATTCCATCCATTGTGAAGCGGAGCGTGATTGAGCGATTGCACTATTGTATTCAGTAGTTAAGTAATTAACATTATACTCTGTTAATATAGACTTAGCTTGTTTTTTAAACTCAGCTAATGTAGTTACATTGTTATTACTTGTCATTAGAGCTGATACGTCTCTAGTTTGTTGATATGTTTTAGCACCACTAAACACATAAACGTTTCTCCGTAAGTCAAAGAGCATTTGATAGTCCTCACTACCAAAATCTAATCCTTTAAAATCTTTTCCAAACCCTTCATACACCCCATTCATTAGCTTTTCAGCTATCTTAAAGTATGTTTGAGGGTCTAAGTTATTTACCGTAATAGAACCAACTAATATACCTTGTATAATTCTATCAAAGTCATCATCATTGAATACATCGACCTTGTTTACTATCTCGCAAATTCCACACACTAAGGATAATATTTACTTAATTCGTTCTTTACTTGCGCTACTGTATTTTGCTCCGATACCTCAACTGGTATCCCTAACTCTTCCTGAATATAATCAGCAGGAATAGTATATTTACCTGTTTTAAGTAATTCAATAACCAATTTATTATGTTCTATTTGTGATAACTCTTCTGAATCATCACACTCTATTCTATCACCCTCACCAAGTATTCCAAAATTACGAAGCATTGGTACTAACTGATAGTTATGAACCGACTCAATAAACTGTTCATCTTTCTCAGCGTAGTTATCCAACACTCGTTCGTGAACCTCAGCCGATCCTACAAATGACTTCTCTGCAATAGTAGATGTTTGACCTAGTATTAGTTTAGATAATTCAGAGTTAACCCTTTCAATCATCTTATCAAACACTTCATAGGCATCTGAGTTACTAGATTCGATTAATTCAACAATATCATCTTTACCAAATACACCATATTGAGATAATCCCCAATTAGCTAACATGTCCACCATGTTCTGAAACGTAGCAGGATCTTTAAGATTAGTTTTACCAATCCTAGCAGGTACACCAAATATATTCTGAAACTCTGCCCACGAACCTAAAGCGTTTTTCTTCCAAATAACTAAAGGAGCTGCTTTTAGTAGCAATCCTAAGTCTTGAGGCATACCAACACCAATACACCATTCCTTAAACGGTTCTTTTAAATAATCATTCCCAGTCATATCAGCGTAATTCTTTACTACTATATGAAACTCAGGGCGTACAAATTGTCTTGGTATTAATTCAACACATTCAAACTCATCCTTTACAATATCTTTAAACTGTACTAAAGAATGACCCCAATACATTGAATCTAAGGCGTAGTTATTAAATTCATAAAACCACTTCTTATTAATTAAATCGGATTTAGCAATATTCTCTTCACCATCCAAACCAACTACTTTAAATCGCTTAGATAGTATTAAGTTTTTTCTTTGTTCAATACAAGCTGATAGATGAGCGTCTAACATTACCGATTGATACACCTGATATAAACTATAACGAGTTGGATTTAATACATTCTCAGCAGACAATACACTGTTTTTGTATTTAGCCATATCCGTATTGATACGGTAAATAGCAGTCTTTAAAGGAACGAATTTATTGTAAATATCAGCCTGTTCAGGAGTCTTAACGTCTTTGTTAACTAAGTTAAATTCTATGTTAGTGAATGGTATCTTCATTTGTTCTGAGTAGGGCTGACCTACCAAATCTGATTATCTTGTTTAACGTTTTGTGTTGAGTTACTATTACCGTACTGTATAGCCTGACCCGTAACAGGAATAATAACAGGTAACTCTGCAAATATCTCACCTCTACTAACTCGCTTTAACCAAGCTACTGCTCCGCCTCGTTGTTCCGGGCTGTTACCATCATATCGTTCTTTGCGTAAATCTGCCATGTTACGAGGCGAAGCACTAAGGAAATGGTATAAAGCAATGTCTAATAAATATTTTACTATTTGTTGGTTACGATTATCTCCCTGTGTCCACTTAGTAGTATCAGTTGGAAGTGTAGCCGTAACAGAATAAGTTGTACCCGTACCCCATATAGCAGTACTTGAATCGGGTAATGTGTTTATGTTTGCTAATACAGCCGTATATGTTTTATTGTTATACCAAACTTGATCACCAATACTATAAGTTGTAGTGTTTAACCATTCAGCCTGAGGTAGTGCGATATAAAATAATGTCATATCATCACATATATAAGTCCAGTAGGTTGTGTTAGTTGGTAAATAACCCTGCGAGTTGGTTGTACATTGATAAATTTTACCATCATACAATACTCTTGTATTTGATGCTGATAGGTACGACGTATTCTCGTTCCATTCAGTAGCTGTGTATTGTACTAAAGATTTACCGTAGTAAGTAGATGCAATGCTAAAAGTTTGAGTATTAGTAAACACCCATTCAACCCAATAACGAGCCTTTAGATAGCTTATCATTTCGGCTTGTGCTGTTTGTTCAGCCATTAGCCAGTTGTTATAGTTCTCTAATATTAGGGCTTTTAACGGGCTATCAATATTCTCTGAATCGGAGAACTGAAGCGTATCAATATCTAAATCCCTTAGTAATCTTACCATAATACGCAAAAATACCAATAAAACAAATTTTTATGTCGTATTGTTACAACTATTTAAGCTGTGTGTGGGCAACTACTCATAACCTCACCTTAGAGTTCATTTTATTATACCCCATAGCCCGTTTATAGTTCGATAAATCCCCGTTTTGGAATGTATCAAAATGTTCCGACCAAGCCTCACAGATTAGATAATCCATATTATCGCTCATATGATGATACTTCTCATAACTTCCTGATTCGTCCTTAGTTTTCTCTTTTAACTTAGTACCATCGGGCGCTTCTTTACCAAATAATAAATCATTCTTTAAGTAAACCGACTTCTCGTTAATAAATATAAACAACCCCTGCTCATTACGTTCGAATATAGCGTTAATAAACATGCCTCTCATGTGAACCGGGGGATGTGCGTTAGCTACCCTTAATATCGGATTGAATTTAGCTAACTCATTCTCAATTATAGTGTAATCGTTATACCCCTTCTCAGTTCGGGTATCCTCATTACGACCTGAAGGATCGCCATAAACGAATAATCCTGTGTTATGGGTGTTGTATCTGTAGGTAAATTCTCTACATACCGACCTAGTATCGTTATTTGGGCTTATACCAACTATTTCATCAATGTTGTATAGTGTATTCCCGTCCATTTGCCAAACCGAACAACTTACATAAGGTTTAACGTTAAAGTCAAAGCTAATATGTAGTGGTGTTTTAGGATTATATTGATTTAGTCGGGTGTTTCGACCTATGTCGAATCGTTTATAAAACAACCCTCCCATTTGTTTATTACCCCAATGACCTAATGTGTAAATGGTGTAATAGTATGGGTTAGTTAGTTTCTCAGCGATTAACCTAGCCCGGTATTCAAGTGGTAACCATTTGTTATGAGTATGGTCGGAGTGGTGAACGGTGTAACGCATATCAACAGACTCCTTTTTACCATTGTATTCAAACTCTAACGGGACTGAATCGCTAAACGTAGCATTCTCAGGTTTACCCTCAAAGAATCGTTTATAAAACCAATGGTCTTGGTAGTTACCCTCAACTTCGGGGTTAATACTAAACACTTCCTGTATGTATTCGGTTTTTAATGTACGAATTGAACTTGTAACGGTAATCCAATCATCCTCATTAGGAATGTCCTCCTCCCACCAACAGCACGAGGGGTCTTTAACTGATTTAATAGTGTTTGTATCATCGCATCCCCTGAATAGAAACGAATTACCATTAACACATTCAATATTTAACGGTTGTAACCGGAATGTAAATAACTCAGCCAAACCTAATTGAATTATTAAGTCCTTTAAGTTTTGATAACATGAAGCTTGTAAGGTATTATATTGCGAACGGATAACTATACACCTAAAGAATCGTTCTGATAAGCATCGGTATATTAATTTCTTTGCGACAAAATCCGACTTACTAGAACCTCTGCCTCCCTTCAATATCAATACCCTATCCCGATTCTCAACTAATGGTATAAAACTCTCATTGATCAAGTATTTCCATTCAGCCCATTCAACCGTCATGGCAAAACCTCCGCATCAGTTATCTCATCAGGTTTACCAGGTGTTATAACCCGAATCACCTTATTATCCAAAGAATGATTTATCTCAGTTGGGATTAGTTTAGAGGCTATTTGGTAGAATAAAGACGGGTTTTGTTTGCCCCATGCCAATAGATTGTTATTAGGGTCTTTCTGAAGCTCACTAAACGCCTCCAATACTGCTTCTCTAATAGTGGTAGTTAGTTTGTTAGGAACGCCCTTAGGACGTCCTGTGCTTAATGTATTACCGGGTTCAAAGCCCATTATGTTATTTGTAGTTATTTTAACACAAAGTTAAACATTATTTAGATTCAATCCAAATAAAATTTAGAATCAGTCTAAATAAG